GCTATATATGGCACGTCGTATCCTGCACGTAAGGGCGGCCTATACCTCGACTATGATCTATCGGACACTCCGGCGGCTGTGGCGGCGCGTACAGAGGCGGCGGAAATGGCTAAGACGTATTGGGCGATGGGGGTTCCGTGGAATGTGCTCAACGAGGAGCTCGATCTTGGCATGGGGGAAGTGCCAGGCGGTGACGTGGGATACATCCCTGCGACGTTGCTACCGACTGCCTCGGGCGGGCGTTCTTCTCGTGCGGTGAATCCAGCGGAGGATCAGCTTGATGCGTCGTGGCGCGTAATCGATCAACGCAAGCAGGGGTGGGAACGCGGTGTTGAGATCAAGGTTCTCGACCAATTGAACGCGGATCGGATAGCGGCGATGAAGGCGATCGAGGCTGGAAAGGATGTTGCGATTGATTACGATGCGTGGATGAAGCTGATTACCACGATCATGAGATCAGTTATCGAGGACTTTGGCTCTAAGCAGATAGCCGAGCTTGAAGGCAGAGCAAAGCGGGACTTCGATCCGTGGACAGTGGAAACGCAGAACTGGGTTAGTGAGCGCGGGGCAGAACACGTCAGTAGCATCGTAGAGACAACGCGAAAAGCGATCAAGGCGGCAATTGCGGAGGGACTGGAAGAGGGATTGTCGTTGTCGAAGGTAGCGAAGAAGGTAGGACAAGCGATGTCATTAGCGGCCAAGGGGCGGGCGTCGATAATCGCACGGACAGAGGTGCACACTGCGGCGGGGATTCGGGATGCGACAGGCGGCGATTCAATCGGGGATTGTGCAGAAGAAACGTTGGATGAACAGTGGCGATGACCGGGTGAGGGATTTACACATTGAGAATAGCGCGGCGGGATGGATCGGCTTGGATGAACCCTATCCCAGCGGGGCCATATTCCCGGGCGACGGTGGGCCAGAAGACAGCATAGGTTGTCGTTGCGCAGAAGTATATGAGACGAGGTGAGTGATATGGCAGACACGGCGATTACGGGGACGATAAGCCATCCAGAGCCTAGCGGGTTGCGGACGGCGGAAACTACAACGCTGATCACGGGAACGTTTGTGGCGAATGACACTGATTATCATGCGCTTGTAGTCAACTCCGCAGGGAAAAGAGCTTTAACATATGGCGCAGATAATCCGTCGAACAAGGATCTGACGATCACTCTATACGGGAGCCCTTCCGCAACGGCGGGGGTAGGAGATGCTGGGGTGTTCCAGATCGGTACTTCTATAACGGTATCTAGTGGGGCCGGAGACTATGACACGACAGACGATGGGTTTGCGTTTTACATCATTAGATGCAAGTTTGCAGCCACGCCGAACGGCGCAACAGTAACGGTATATGCATACCTGATGCAATAGGAGATTAATATGCAAGGAAAACGGAACGCAAGATTGCAATACCTCCTGCAGGATGCAGATACATCGTTAGCGCAGGTGGTCGATGAGAGCATCATTGCTCAAATGATGGCAAAGAATGGAGACATTTCCAACTATGACGACACCACTGATTCACTGGAGGCTCTATCTATTGCGGTTGCAGGTGGCTCGACTGCAAATGTCCCGCAGTTTATCGGAACCGTTTATTATGTTGATGGTTCACAGTCTGATGATTCAGGGGACGGGCTAAGCCCAACCAATGCCAAGAAGACGATTGGGGCAGCGATTACGGCGGCTTCTGCTGGTGATGCGATAACGATTAAGGCTGGCACTTACGCGGAAGATGTGGTGATTGATAAGGCCTCGATGCAGTTATGGCCTGAATCGGGTGTAATCTTGGCTGGTACTGGGACCTGCTTAACCATATCGGGCGCATATTGTCGTGTAGGAAGATTGGGGGACATTATACATGTAACCCCTGCGGCGGATCAAATAGGCGTGTCAATTACCGGGGCTGGTGCATGTTTATATCGATTGAATGTTGTTGGTAGTGCTGCGGCGACTGGATTTGACATTGACGGCGCTGGTGTAGAAATGCACTATTGCCGTGCATCTGGAATCAAGGCTGGTGGGAAAGCCTTTGATATCGGTGCACCGCAGCCAAAACTGTATAATTGTAGTACGACTGGAGCGACAACCTCTTATGGCTTTTACATGGGGGGCGCAACGCTATCTAAAGGGCTATTAGTTGACTGCACCTCCGCAGGAAACGAGGCGTCAGGGTTCTATCTGGATGCCAATGTGTCAGAGGTTACAGTGTTGAATTGCTCGTCTGGTGCCAGTGATGGCCGTTGGGGTGATGTGAATAATGCAAATGTATGGAGTAATTTCTCATACGCAGATCAGGTCTATAAAGAAATCGACTTCACGGACAATAGCACGGCGTTCAATCTGTTCAAGGTGACGGGTATCGTTGAGATAGAGTCAATCTTTAGCCACGTTGAAGATGCGCTAAACGCTGAGTTTGGCAACTGTAAGCTAGAGGTTGTTGCGGGTAGCAATACTACTGATTTGACCGACACAGTAAGCCTGAACAACCTTCCAGCTGGATCGTTTATAGGTAAAACATCCAATGCCAGTGTAGCTCTAACCACAGGAACGTCGGCCTCGCCGCAGGTAATAGAAAACACAAACTATAGGAATCCGAATGTGTCATCTATTATTGTGGCAGAAGAGGGGGCGACTACGTATATCCGTCTATTGAGCAGTGATTCGGCGGGGACTAAAGACGGAAAGATACATTGGCACTGTATATGGAAGCCTATTGATGAGAACGGGTTTGTGGGGGCGGCATAGAGGAGATGAGGGCATGGAACGAATAGAGCGAGCTTTCGACGTGCGAGTGATAGAAGGTGACGAGCAAGGCTACTTCGAGGGCTATGCTAGCGCATTCGGGGTACTTGATTCATATCAGACGGTCTTTGACCGGGGATGTTTCAAGAAGACGGTGAAGGAACGCAAGGGGCGTGTCCCTATCGCCTGGATGCACAGTGCATGGGAGCCGATTGGCTTAGCGGTCGTCTCAGAGGATGACAATGGCCTATTTGTCAAGGGGCAGCTTGATCTTGATGTGCAGCGAGGGCGCGAGGTGTACAGCGGGATGAAGAAAGGGTATATCACTCAGATGAGCCATGCCTTCAACTCGATCAAGGAACGGATTGTTGATGGGATATTGCACTTCAAGGAAGTGAGGCTGAACGAGGTCTCGCCGGTAACCACGAACTTCGCAGCGAACGATCAGGCGGCGATCCTGAGCGTGAGAACCAGTGAACGTGGGGTGATTTCATCCAATCTTTCGTTGGCGTCGAAGGATTTAGCGTGGGATGCTGGCGCGGCAAATAAGCGCGTACAGGAATGGGCGAAGAATGCAGATGGCGACGTGGTGATGTCGAAGTATGCCCGGGCGTTCCTATGGGTTGATGGTGACGGAGAGAACCTCACTGATTACAAGTTCCCGATTGGCGACATTGTAGACGGGACGTTGAAAGCAGTGCCACGGGCGATCTACGCAGCGGCGGCGCGCATTGATCAAGTTAAGGACGTTGATGTGGTTGGAATAAAGGCGCAATTGGCGAAGTATTATGAGAAGTTAGGCGAGACGGCTCCTTGGCAGAGAATCATATCTGTTGAGGCGGCGTTTCAGATGGGGCGTTTAGCGACACTCCTTGAGCCGCCTGTTGGCACTCAGGAGCCGTTGCGCAAGCCGGATGACCACTTGCGGACGCTACAAAGAGAAATGGCTCGCATAGAGCGAGTGATAACAGGAGCGTGATTAGAATGGCAGATGAAGAGAAGAGAGAGGATCTAGACGTCTTGACTGAGACCCTTACGGGTATGGCGGACAAGATCGAGGGCATGGAAGAGCGGCTCAAGGAGCAGTACGGGCGAGACCTGAAAGCCGCACAGGAAGAGATGGAGGCGAAGCGGATCGCGCACGAAGAGGCGGTTAATGCGACGCTAGAACGGTTGGCTGCGCCGGGCGTGGGTGGCGACGATGAGCCAGATGAATTCTGCGGCTATGGGGAAGACGGATTTGGTGCGTTCATCCAGGACGTATACCGCGCGGCCCAACCAGGACAAGGGGCGTCCGAGCGCCTCGTCAAGATGCAGAAGTACATCATGGAGAAGCGCGACCTCTCTACCTTGAGCGGCGGAGACGGTGGTTTTTTCATGCCTCCACAGTGGTCAAGTGAGCTTTTGCGTGTGCCGGATGAGGGGGCATATCTGCGTAAGTATTGTCGAGAGCTACCAGCCGGGACTCCTCCGAACGCTGAGATTAAGATTCCGTATCTTGATCAGGGTGGATCGAAGGGGGTCTATGGTGGCGTAGCTGTGTACTCTGCGGCTGAGGCTGAGAATGTTACGAACCTGACTACTCCCAAGGTTGGCCTGGTGACGTTGAAGCCAGAGAAGGTGGGAGCCTACTACATTCTCACCGAAGAGTTGAGGGCGAATGCACCGACGATGGCGCAATTGATGCCCTCGTTGATGCAGGGCGCGATCAGCTCTTACCTCGATGACAAGATTGAGACGGGAACTGGCGCGGGCGAGTGCCTTGGGTTCCGCGGTAGTTCGGCTGAGATCTCCGTTGATCGTGCCACGTCTAACGAGGTCAATTACATCGATCTGGTCAACATGCTGGCAAGAATCCTCACGCGGGGAAACTACGTGTGGGTGTGCCAGCGAGTGGGGCTATTGCCTCAGTTGATGACCCTTACCGATGGGGCGGGACATCTGATCTGGACTGACGATGCAGTTGGTGGCGCTCCAGGCGGACGTCTTATGGGGCTACCGTTGTTCTATGATGAGATTGGGCCTGCATTGGGTGAAGCTGGTGACATCGTGCTTGTGGACTTGAGTTACTATCTCCTCAAGCCAGGAATGCCAGTACAAATCAAGTCGGATCAGACGTTTAGCAACTTCCTGAGCGGCAAAGAGACGATCAAGGCTACGTTCTACATGGACGGGAAACCTTGGCTGCAACAGCCTCTTACCTTGCGGGATGGGACGAACACTGTTAGCCCGTTCGTCAGCTTAGCGGCATAGAGAGAAGTCACGCTGTCATGGACAGCAAGGAGAACTAATATGCACGATATAGCAGAAAGTACCAAGTTTGACACGGCACTACAGGCACAAACGGGCCAGACCTCCCTCACGGGTGAATGGTTCAGCATGGAGAAGTACGCGAAGGCGCTCTTCCTCCTGACAGTGCAAGGGCAATTGACAGGAGCCTCGTTGGACTTCAAAGTTTACGAGGCAAAGGACGCAACGGGAACAGATGAGTCTCAGCTAGGCGCAACGATCTCAATGGCGCAAGGGATTAAACTCGGATCGGCAAAGATCACGGTTGATGCTGGTAATTCGACGATTGGCGACACCCTGAAAATCACGCCTTACACCTTTGTGAATGGGGTGATGACGACTGGAACCGAGCTCACCTTCACGGCGGCGGCGGCGGAATCCTTGTCTGATCGTGAATGGGATCAGAGCGGCACCGCGACGCAGGAGGCTACTTCTCTCGCCGCGTGTATAAATGACGCGACTTACGGGGTTCCTGGCGTGTTAGCGACGGCATCTTCTACCGTCGTCACTCTTACGATGACTGAACCAGGCGACGGGGTGTTCACGATCACCGAATCCGCGCCGACGAAGTTGGTTGTTACGGATCTTGTGCAACAGGCGCTATTCGAGGTTGCCGTGCAGGACATGGATCGAGACAACGACTTTACGCACATTGGCGCGCGGGTATCGGGCGTTGATTCAACGACAGAGTTTGCCTGCGTGCTTGTAAGAGCGGTGGCGGGATATTTGCCAGTTGGGCAGGCGGTAGCGTACTCGGATGACGCGAGCTAGGGGGTAGGTCATGACTGACAGACTAGAGCCTCATGATATACGAAACCCTGGCACGCCGGACGATCAAGCGTATGATGTTGATCTTGATACGTGGGCAACGGTAACGCCAAGCGCAGCTGGTAAAGCGCTCGTTACCTCAGCTAACTACACGTCGATGAGGTCGCTGCTCTCGCTTGTCCCTGGCACCAACGTGCAGGCATATAGCACAGGGATTGTGTACAACGTGCGGGTGCGTAACACGATAGAGGAGATCAACGCGGGTAAGACGCTTTTATCCGCTGTTGACGGCAAGAAGTATCGCATCCTGAATGTGAAGGCGATTGCTTACGGGGGCGCTGTCGGTGCGACTACGACAGTTGACATCCTAGGAACGCAAACGTCCGAGGTGAAACTCGTAACCTTTGCTCAGGCAGACCTTACACAGTCCACAGTATTGACGGATGCGGCAAACGGAACCGTGCTAGCTGATGGGGCCTCATATAAGGCATGTGATGCGAATACGGCTATCACAATTGGTAAGACTGGATCCGACTTAACTACCGCAACGGGCGTGGATGTAATCATCCAGTACGTGATCGAGGAGTAATGAAAGTCCGGTTAAATGAAGAGAAGGCGATCAAGGGCAGGCTCTACGAATCAGGCGACATCGTTGTCGTCCGCAAGGACTACGGCGAGCGCATGATTATCGAGGGCGTGGCTGATAGGATCATTGGCGAAGTTGACAATCGGATCACGGTGGCCTCGGATAATCGGGGCCACCGGTGGCGCACATATACGACGTTCAAGGATAGCGAGTTTAAGGGTGGGATGACAAATGGCTGATGGGCCAGTGTATACGCGCGTAGCATGGGCAGATCACAAAGTACTCCTCTGCGCTTATTGCGAGGTGGACACCGAAACCAGTGCCGGGGCTGTCGCAGGAGTGGAAAGCGACTACGATGACCTCCTAGAGGCGCTGTTCGACTCAGCCAAGCGACGCGCGGATACGTACCTCAACAACCCATTCGAGGAGATTAACCCGACCATTGCGTTCAACGGCGTGGTGGCCGGGGACTCCATCTCGATCGGGCTAGGCATGATAGACCCTGGCAGTGGCCAACAGATCGCGGAGCGATATCTCATTGCGTCCGGCACCACGCTCTCGATGGCGGGCGAAAAGACGCACACGTACACGGCGGCAGCGACCAAGGATGAAGACGCCCTTGAATTTGCAGTGGGGGCGACTGATTCGGATACCGCGGACAACTTCTGTGAGCTGGTGAACTCCACAACCCTTGGCGGCTCTTACGGCACAGTGGGGATGGAGGGCGTACTTGCGACCAACGTAAGCGGGACGGTCACCTTGACGCGGCGCTATGGCAACGTTGATGACATCGTGGTGACATCGGGTGACTCTACGCGGCTCCTCGTGCGACAAGTGAGGACGACGGTAGACATCCCTCATGAGGTCATTCAGTGGATATACCAGTTCGTGAAGAGGCACTTCGACAACCGCGACGCGCTGATGCAGAAGAACGTATCAGGCCGCGACGTGAAGATGTGGGTGTCTATGAAGGCGGAAGAGTCAGGGATGATTGACAACTTCAACCTGATCTCACATCTACGGATACCGGTGGGGCTATGAGAAAGCAACGGATTCGGATAGAAACTGGGACGTACGCGCCGGACGCCGGCGGGGGTATCGGATGGACTACCACGGCAACGCAGACCAAGTGGGCCGACGTGGTACTCGTATCGGCGGAGGCACAGGACAGGTATCAGTCGGTTGATAAGCAGATCGACTATAAGTTCACGTTCCGGGGCACGCCGACGATCTCGATGAAAGGGACGCGGTTTGTGTGGGTATCGAAAGGGCACCCGAACAAGCTGAAGATCTACTTGCCAGCTGCCCCACCGGAGAACACCGATCAGCTTGGAGAGGAAACCAGTGTGTACGTGACCGATACGGGGGAGGTGGCAAGTGCCTAAGCAGTTCGTGTCCTTTTTGCCGGCGGTAACAGTGGCGCTCAAGGTCGCGTCTGAGAAGGCGCTCTATGCGGCGGCGAACGAGGGACGATCGCAAGTGCTGTCCAATCTGACAGGATCACGATCCGGGACAACGTACAAAGTGCCGGGTACTAGCGTCACATATACGGCATCGGCACCGGGTGAGTATCCGGCAAGTGCTACGGGACGGCTCAGGAGTTCGGTACGAGTGCTTGTTAAGGGTGATGAGGGATATATCGGCACAGATGTAGAGTACGGGCTGGCATTGGAGAAGAAGTCGCCGGCAAGGGGCGGACGCGAGTGGCTAAGGCCGTCATTGCAACAGGCGAAGCCTAAGATGCTGCAGAAGATCATGCAGAGGTGGATATGAGCGACGAGACAGGGCTGGCAATCTATAAAGCGTTCTACACGCGGATCACGACGGACGCAACGATGCAGGGTCTACTAGGGAATCCTATGCGTTTCTATCGTGCAGCGCTGACGCCGATGGATCCAGACATGCCCTACCTCGTGCACCGGGTAGTTTTGGGCGATGAGCTTTTTCACGGCACGCACTCGTACTTCCTCGATCTATGGGACTACGGGTCAAGCCCTTCGACGATAGATGCGGC